TGTCTGCGCTGTTCTTCAATGCCAGCTTGAGATGCTGCGGCTTGTGTACCTGCGGCATCTTTAGCCGCACTACCTTGAATTGCACCACCTACAAGCTGACTTCCACCTACAATAAGGGCTGTTACTGGATTAGGCATTGCCAAACTCCTTCATATAGTCTTCAAATTTTTCGCCATACAATTCCATGACAAGATGAGCATTCTTTGTGGCAAACGTTGGGCCATGCGTAAGCGATACAGCCATCAAAATCAGGTCGTAGTAACCTGCTCGCCAAACGAATGATTTTGCATCGGCTTTGCCTTCACGCTCGGCTTGATCTGAGGCTTGCCACTTCATGATTGCTGTTGCCAACAATGGCACGAGATGATGACTGTTTGTGATAAAAAACTGGTTTTGATGTATGCCCACCAGTGTGTTCCAGATGGCTGCATTCAGGTCTTTGCGCTCTACCGTATCGCCATCGGCAATATCGTCAAACACCTGAATGGCATCGTAAACCATGACAAGCCATTCCACAACTGGCATAGGCAGCATAAAAACCCTTTGCAGGTTCTCTTTAAGCCAATCAGTCATGCACAACTCCTTAATGGGGAAGGCCGCTGGATGCCATAACTCAGCGGATTGATTTTCGCACATTTTCGCATTTCGTCAATCCATTTCAGATTCACGCTCTTCCCAAGCCTGACAAACCCGCATATCGTTGCAGATAAAGTTCAGTTTTTCACAGTGACCCCTAAATCCTGCGCCCTTGTCATAAGCCGCCATTGGGATGCGCTCAATTCTGACTTGGGTCATAAAGCTATTATCGTAATACTCGCAGTTCGAGCAATGCTTGCGTCTTGCGTCTTTTTCATCGCATTGCATTGCTTCTGCCAAACCTGCGTAGAACTCCTTATTTGCACCAGGCTCATTGGTGGGCATTTCAGGGCCATAGTTCCAATCAGCGACCGCAACGGCATAGTTCTTTTTATTCTCTGCGTTGGTCAAAAATTCTTCTTCCATCGGCAAGCCATTAAAGCCCCGTGGAATAACCATAAATTCTTTCATGCTGTGCTCCTTTAAGTAATTTCTCGGCCTGATGCTCGAATTGTCAATGATGTGGCTGCGCTGGCAATGGTGGATATGAAACTACCAGACTCAAGTGCTTGACCAACCAACTCAGGGAATGTGTAGGTCTCATCTGGTGCGATGCTTCGGGTGTCAACGATTAAGTTGGATACACCAGCACTGCCAGCAACTGTCACCAAGTTAACGCTGATCGTCACATTTCCTGCCGTGGTATTGGTGGCAGTGAATTTGTCAATGATCGCTTTACAGTTCACAGCGGTGTACTGCGTAGTCTGTGTGCCTTCTGCCTGTTTTGGTGGTATCAGCACCTTGATTGATACGGTCATTTCATACTCCTTATGTGGCTTCGCCACCACTTGCGATGATTGTGAGGCCAGTTGATGCCGCTTGAATTTGTATTGTGTCGCCTGCGTTCAGAACTTCAATGCCATTGTATTGCAGAGCATTATTAGCGGGAACAGAGACATCGTAAAGAAATGCATTACTTGTACCTGCCGAGCCTGCTGATGGTACTAAAAACACTCTCACGTTAATCGAGGCTGCCGTTGTGTTGGCAATGCTGAATTCTTTGAGCAAAGTGCGAGTACTAGCAGGCACGGTGTACAGCGTAGTCACGCCAGTTGTGATGTCTGCTTGACCAAGTTTTGCGGGTGTGATTACATCGAAAGCCATGTAAGTACCTTAGTTGATGTAAAACGATTCCAATCAGTAGAGGTTAAATAACCATTTGCGCTTGCAGTTGCAGCCGCCATACTAATAGCTGGAGTTGTGCCGCCAGATGACACAACGGGCGCAGTGCCTGTGACACTTGTTACAGTTCCAGTTGTCGGTGTTGTCCATGTAGGGGTTACACCTGTTCCAGAGGATGTAAGCACTTGACCTACTGTTCCTTGTGCCGCATCAAAACTAAGTGTTCCTGTAACGCTCAAATCTACAAAATTTGCGTTTTTAGGAGTTGTAGCCCCAATGGTCATATTGTCAATTGTTCCTACATTAGTTGGAGCAATTTCAACCGAACCTGCGCCAGTAGGCTTTAAATGCACATGACCAGTGCCAGTGGGACTAATATCTATTTGTGCGTTTGTACCGTTTAAATTGGTAGAAACATTGACAGACATATTATCGCCACCGCCAGCACCAACACTCATTTGAGTTGTGCCTGAAGCATTTTTAAGCGATAAACCAGCAGAGTTTAGTGCTTGGACAATAGGTGTAGTGACGCTAGTAGATGCACTTAATGTTGTAACGCCTGTTGTTGCACCTGTGTCGCTAATTGTGACAACAGAGTTTTGAATGACCTTGCCAGTAGTTCCATTAAACCTAGCAACAGCATTATCTGTTGCGCTGGCAGGGCCAATAACATCGCCAGTTTCATAACTTGCTGGAGCTAAAGCCATCAATTCAAGGGCTTGAGCCAAACGTGGAATGGCATCTAATGCTTGTTGCACTTTTGCATTCAAGACTGCATCATCGACTGCGGTGCTTTGCGCCAAAGTAGCAATTTGCGTCAGCGCCTCATTTGCTGTTGCTGCCGCTGTGTCTGCCTGATATTCAAAATCAATACCGACAATTACTTGAAGTTGGTCAACAGTTGAAAACAGCAACTCAAACTGCCTAATCTGTTGCTGATCGGTCAGAAAAGTCGCAAGTTGATCTCGCGTCAAATTCAGTCTGCGGGAAATAGGTGCGGTTGCCATTAGTACGCCAATGGCTCAATCTGAGCCTCAAGACGAACATAAGACACATGGGCATCGCTATCGCCACGGAAACGCTGGATGCGCCAGTTCCTCATGTGCCCTTGCTGAAACCATGCAAGACGCTTTTTGGTGTTGCCAATCGTGCCAACTGAGATAAACTTTTCTTGGCTGTATGACTTGCCATCTAAAGAATAGCTGGTGCTGATTTGCGGGTTCTTGCCAAGAGCAATGCTACCTGTCAGGCTGACCAATTCCATCTCGTTAAAGATTGCCCCATTGCTTTCGTTGTAAACAATTAAAGTGCCAAACTCCCAGTAGACTTGTTCTCCCCAATGGTGGCCTGTGTCCTGTACTAGATACCCAACATTGCTGGATTGTGGGTCACCTATTAGCCACTTGTCGTAAGCCCAAACCATGTTTCTCGCACGGTATTGTGCCAATCCTGACAGTGTGCTTACTAAAGTAAACCAAACAGGGGTTTGCAAAGCCTCGGATGCGGCTGCGTCATAAACTAATGTTTGGTCAGGCAGATGCACATAAAGATGCTGATGGTTCTTGTCGTTTCTGGCCTCCAGCTTGACCAAGGCTAATTGCGCCTCGCTGTACTGCAAAAGGATATTGTCAATCTCTTGCGTGCTGACTTTTTGAGTGGTGGCCGCTGCGCCTATATAAATGCCTGGTGCTTCATTGCGACCACTGCCTAGAAATGCTATGCGCTCAATAAACACGCAACAACCCTGTGTCCCGATAACTCCCTTTTGTATTTGTGCGCCATCAACCCTTGAAAATGGAAACAGCTCACCGCCTACGTTATCAAATACTTCAATGGTATTTCTATTTAACGCATAGACCTCGTTTCGCAGCTTTAGCAAAGCCACCACGGGGTCGGGGTCAACCTCTGAGCTTCCGTACTTCAAAGGATTAACGGCCAGCGGGTTAGATAACTCGGTGACGATTAAGAACTCACCATCGGTGGTCATGAAATAACCATCTACCCAGCAGAAGTCAAGCACAACACCAAGGTCGGGGTCAGTATTTTGTGTGAGTGTAGATGTACTTGGATTCCAAAAATATAGCCGTCCACCCGATGCAATTGCCAGTAAATCAAAACTGTAATCAAAGGTTACAAGTTGATTTATTGGCCCACCTACATCGCCTAAAGTAGTCACTACGCCAGTGCTAGATATTTCTACTAGCTTTGTACCCATCACTCTATAACAATCACCTTGCCAGTTGATACCGCCACGATCAATGCCTGGACCTGTACCGTTTGCCACAATCCCATCACCTGGCCTCAAAAAACCATTGCTGATGCCCGATACCTTAGGCACTGGCACAAGGTTCACAGGATACGATGTACGCAGTTCTGGAGTGTTGTCGGTGTAAATACCGTTAAGAATAGGTATTTGCATTACTTCGCCTTGTTTTTAGCTGAGATTTTCTTTGCTTTGGCCTGTGCGTCAGCTTTAGACAATGCGCCCCATGCCCTCAAACTTAACAGCAATCGAGTAGGTTCACCGTCTTTATATTCAGGGCCAGCATTGCCGCCCATACGAGCCAAGAACGATGCCCTGCGTGGGTTATCACCAGACTTGACGGGAGGCTTCAGATTCATGCCCTCTGCCTTAGCAGCAGCCCTTCCCTTAGCGTTCAATCCGCCCTTCGGGTTTTGGCCTTCTTTGCGAGCATAGGCTGGAGTTTTCATCTAAAGCCTTTAATCTTTTCAGCAATCTTTTTGGGTTGCTTGGCAAACTGCTTACCCGCTTTTGTAGCCTCACGCTTTGCCCGTGTGGTTGCCGCATACTCAGCCGCAGTCAGAGCTTTGATGGCCTTCTCAGGCAGATACCGTTCGCCAGTTTCAGACGATGGTTTGCCTGACTTGGTGCGCCAGTTTTGACTTGACCAATCTTTGAGGCTTTTTTGTGGGGCTTTCATTTATAGCCTCCACCCTTTTTCTTGTACTCCACCGCCAGCAATTGTGCTTTTCGGGCTGACCATTCATTTGGGTCGCCGCCCTTTGTCCCTGCCTTTATTTTTTCAAATAAGGCTTTCCGCATGGTTGGCTTCGTATAGTTGCCAGCCGCATTAACGGAGGACTTGGGCTTGGTTGCCATCAAGCAACTACCGCACCACGGAACCCAACAACCCACCAGTCCGTACCAGCAAACTGGAGAGTTACAGAATCGCCAATGGCATTAAAAGTGATTGTGGTTGCGCTGCCAAGATTCGTGGGTGTCAAAACACCAGTATCACCACCAGCGGCTTCTGCAACATAAATAACTGTCTTGATCTGTCCTTGTGCGCCATCTGCAAGTGTTAAAGCATTGCCAGTAGCAGTTGAAGTGAAAGCAGTTGCAAGACTAGTGATATTCACTGCACCTGCGCCACTCAATGCCTGAACTGTTGCTGATGCTCCAGTGCCACCATTTGCAACTGGCAAAGCACCAGTCACGCCAGTCGTTAACGGTAATCCAGTACATAAAGTAAGCACTCCAGAGGTCGGTGTGCCAAGAAGTGGGGCTATCAATGTGGGCGTATTGGCAAATACATTTGCCCCTGTGCCAGTTTCATCAGTCAGGACTGCCGCCAAGTTTGCGCTTGATGGGGTTGCTAAGAATGTTGCCACATTTGCAGCCAAACCAGAAACGCCAGTTGCAATTGGCAATCCTGTGCAATTGGTCAATGTCCCCGAAGTTGGTACGCCTAGAATCGGCGAAAGCAAGGTCGGGGTGTTATTGAACACCAAGACTCCTGTGCCAGTCTCATCGGTCATTGCTGCCCGTAGATTGGCACTTGATGGAGTTGCTAAGAAAGCCTGAATTCCAGCCGCATAAACCGTTTCAGCGTTGATTTGATACCACGAATTTGTAGGCTGATAGAACCGAATCGCTGTGGCTGTGCCAGCCGCCAATGAAGTCACTCCACCAAAAATAGCAGATGCACCATTCAACGCAATTGTCAGTGATGTAATTTCTTGCGTGGTTGTAATCAGCACCGTAGTGCCATCAGGCACACCAGTGTTCAAAGGTAGAGTAATCGTGCCTGTTGCCAGTGTTCCAGCGGGTTGCAAAAGCATCCATTGATCTTGGCTGACAGGGGTTGGAACGGTAATATTGAACCCAGAACCTGGCACGTAAAGATTCACCGACAGTGTGGGCGATGCAAAACTCTGCTGGAAAAACGTCAGCAAGCTGCCAATCGAGGTGCGTCTTGCATCCCCGTTATTTGGTGAATAAACGGGTAACTGATCTCCGCTAGAGATGACGTTCAGGACAGGCAGTTGGTTAATTGTAGGCATGATTGTCCTTAGTAATATTCAAGAGGCCCATCAGGGCCAGCGTTAACTGGATTTGCTGGTGGTCTGACATACGGATTATCGTACATGCGCCACGGCTTGTTGCCAGCACCTGAAGGCATAGTTCCAGGCAGTTGCTGTTCCAATGGAAATGTGGCTCGTTGCAGCAAGATGTCGTAACCCTGCTTGGCAGTGGTCTTGGTCTCAATCATCACTTGCTTGCCAAAACTCGGGGCGAGCCTGATAGCCAGACTGCAAATAATTGCTTCGTAAGCTGAATCAGGCACAAAGGTTTCTTCGTCTAAGTCGCTGTCCTGTGGGCTTGATGGCAAAGGGTAAGCCAAGCGGATGCCCTTGGCGTTCCAGTCAGCCATCATCGCGTCTAAGCGGCGCAGGGCTGATTGCAATTGCTCTGGGCCTAAATCAAAAACATAAGAGGCAAGTCCAATCTCTTCAAAGGATGCGCTTATGAATTGTCGTTTTGTGTAGCCCATTCCAGCTCCTCGATGTGTTTCAGCAGTGTCGCATCAGACCAGCGTTTGTCAACCTTCATTCCAATTGCTTCAGCTTGTTGCAACATCTCTTCGCGTGTTGCTGGACTTTCTTCTACAGGGATTTCGAAAACTTCAACAACAACTTCAGACACTACCACGACTTCACGCTTACCAATTGGCGATGGACGGATTTGTTTTGTTGCTTTGCGTTCTGCTGTTTGCGCCTTTTTAAGTTTGCGCTTTTGCAGCCGCAACTCTTTCCACGGGGCAAGAACCCTAGTCTTAACAATTGCGGCTGACTTAATCATTTCTTTTTCATTGGGGCTTTGCTTGGCTTACCAGCGGATTTTGCTGATTTTGCCGCCATGCCTAAAGACATTGCAATGGCTTGCTTTTGGGGCTTACCTGATTTCATCTCCATCGCAATATTCTTGCCTATGGTCTTTTTGGAATAACCTTGCTTCATCATTTTTAGCTCCATGTAGAACAGGCCAACATCTCTGCTGGCCTGTCTGGTTGATTAGCCGATCCGATACGAAACGAAGGTTTCGGCAGCAGTCTTGCGAGTGCGCCATGCGCCAGAGGTAACGGTGGCAACTGCGGCAGTGCCGACAATCGTGTGACCCGTTGCGGCGGCTGTAACCGTGAAGGCATTTGCGCCCGTAGCGATTACAGACCAGTCGAACGAATCACCAATTGCAAACTCACTGGCAGCGTCCAATACTGCACCGGTCGGCAGCGTGCCAGCAACAGCAGCAGCCGTGGTGGAGGTAACGATACCCGACAGGATCATCGCAGCGGTCAGAGCGCCAGTGGCGTTGAGCACGCCCGGCGTTCCTTGAAGCTGAAACTTCCCATCATCCGAAACTACCGGATCAGTGCCAACCGCGTAAGTTGCACCCGATGCACCAGCTTGGATAGTCACGCTAGTGGCATTGGTAAATGCGCCTGATACATAGGTGGTGTTTTCGACTACGGTCAACAAGTCCTGTGATTCAGGGAAATTGGGATAACCAACTTCTTGAAACACGCTTGCTGGCGAGTAGGCTTGAACGGCGATTTTCTCGCCCGCTGGCACGGTAACGGTAGCCGTACCTTGTGTGAAAATTACGTTGTAACTCATGATATTTCCTTAAGGTGTTTGGTTGAACAACAAGATGCCAGACATTTCTGGCTGTTTATTGACCACGCCAAACAAGGTATCTAAACGATACTTGGTTTTCATGGTGTTCACATCGTACTGCTTTTGCATGACCAGCTCGATGCCTTGATCTGTAGAAGCTCGCATTACTGCGACACCAGCATCAGACGGGACAGCGTAACGACCAGGCAGAATTTCGAGAGCATCTTTCTGCCAGAAGCAGTTGATAGGTGCGGCATCGGTGTTCAAGCGGTTGATGGTACGACCAGCAGCGGCAGTCACGATACAGTTTTGATACTGCAACTCGGCATCAGTTCCACCTTGTGCGGAAATAATGGGAGGTGTGATAACGCAAGTGGTTGCATTGGTCACGCTCACTACACGGAAGGTCTTGGAGAATCCAGTACCTTGCTTGGTGATGTGATGTACAGCTTCAACGCCTTCGATCTCGATAGCAGTTCCTGCTGGCAAGTCGGTGGTGCTAGACACGGTAATCGTTTGGAAACGATTGTCCACGTTGGCAGTTTCACCAGTTACAGCAGTTGAAGTTGCGAGAGGTACGTAGTAGTTGCTTGCTCCTACCAAAGTGCTCATCGTTGGGTCAGCGCCAGTAGCGGCTGCAATACGGTTTGCGTAGTCAAGTTTGTAGGTCTCAAAACCTGCGACCATACCAACATAAGAACGCTCAAACGCATTGTTTGACTTGTTACCAGCGAAGCCACGGGCTGCTGTGCCTGATTGGGCAGTACCACCAGCGATGTTGCCAGCGATGCCGTTGTAGTCACGGCTGGACAGTGCCAAGTAACGGTCAAAGGCTTGTACGCCCTGCTCGTTCATGATGCTGTCGCACAGGGCCACGTCATCATAGTCACCAGCAGCAGTGCTGACAGTAACTACCAACGAACCGAGGTTAGCCGCAGTGTTCATGATGGCGATGTTGATGTCGGATGCCAGTTTCTGCTTTGCAGCTTCTCCAAGGCGACCTTCTTGCAACGCATCACGCAATTCCAAAGCGTCAAGAATGAACGGCACAGACTTTTGAAAGCCAAGTGTCGCTGGTACTGAAAGCTGGGTGAATGCGGTGAAGTTGTTAGTCTGGTCCATGCCATCATACGATTGCGCGATGTAAGGCTGTGGACGGTAGATAACATTGTTGGTGCGTTCCATCATCGAGCTATCTGTGTTGTAGATAGACACGTTGCGGGACAAAACTAAAGCATCGTTAAAACCTTCGAGGATGTCCTCAAAGGCAACGCGCTCTTCTTTACTAAATGAATTGCTCATAAAAAGCTCCTAAATAAATTACTTGGGTGCTGATCGTTTTTGCGCTTTGTACTGAATGACCTTGGTCATGTTGCCAGTACGTGCCGCATCTTCTCTCAGCCGTTCTAGTGTTGAGTCCACCGCACCTGATGAACGACCAGTTCCACTGATAATTCTTTCGGGTGCGGGTGCTTGCCTACGGTTTGTAACTTTCAAGTCTTTCTCCAGTTTTGCTACCGCAAAGGCAAACTTTACGGGGTCTTTGATTTC